GTAGAGTTTTTGCGAAAATACGGAAGATCGATATCAAAGAGAATGCGAAGCTCCGCCTGATTGATGAACTCGTCTATCTGATCGACAAAGGTGGTCTCGTTGTTTTCCGTGTAATCCTTGATCGACTGTACGAGTGTGGAATAATTCATGGCACTCCCCGCTAACTCACCGACACCGTGACAGTGCCAACCCCACCAGTTGCCTGCGTACTGGTCTGGGTGGAAAATCCGTACAACGCCGAGAGACCATTATTGTCACCGACCGGATTCCAGTTCCACGCAATCCTCCTCTGCGAAACCACGTTCGTATCAGTTCTGGTGAACGGCAGCGTCTGCGGATCATTGATCGGAAACTCACCAAGAAAATTCTGCGGCTGATCCTGATCAAGCATTGACAGGGAAACTCTTAATCCGGAATCCTTGCCATCCACGATCTGTGGGTAAAGGTCCTTCAGCTTGTAGGTGAGGCCGCTGCGGTCACAAATCCCAAGAGCATATTTTCCAACCACTCTATTGCTCATATCACAACCACCCGTAGCCGCCAGGAACCAGTTGTATCGACGCCTTCACCCTGTCTTCATCAGCGGCATAACCAAACTGCTCGTCATAAACCGCCTTCAGCAGCGGAGTTCGCTCCGCAGTTTCCGGCCTTTTCATGGAAACATAATAGGCCAGCCCTGCGGTAAGCGCCGGAAGCCAGCGATCCGGAGCGTCATAAGTATTGGTTCCGGCTGTTCCTGCATCCTGTATGCGCCTGATGCGCCAGTAAACCAGCGTATAGGTTTGCGCATCGTCGGGCACCGGCCACAATGTATACTGAGGAGTTGTCGTCCTCTGGATGTAAATCTGTAGAGGCTTGCCTTCTTGCAGCTTGTTCGGCAACTGGGCGTAACTCATCGGAGAGATGCGCGTCACCGACGTATCCGCCTGATTATTGGTTTCTCCCGCATCCGTGCGAATCATCTGGTCCAGAAAATCAATTGTCGCTGATGGGAAATCGTAAGTCGCCGTACCAGCGGTGATGGCCTGCGTGCCCTCCTCTATTGTCCACAGGTTCAGACCGCGATTGATCCATTCGATGGACATCAGGTCGAGGCTGCGCCTCGCCGTCTTCAGATCATAGCCGCTGCGCATCTCCACACCGGCACGCTCATAGGCCTCCTCACAGATATCAACGATATCCAGAGTAAAGTCGCTGGTGCCGGAAGTTGCCATCTAGGCGTACCTTTTCTTTGTCTTTGCCTTTTTGCTCTTAACCTTCTGGCCGGTTTTCTTGGCGTACCTAGCGGCAGCTTTCTGCTGCCCCTTGCCATAACCGAACACTTTTTTCTTCGGACCCTTACCAACAGTTGGCATCACGCTCTCCTTCTGGCAGCTTTCCTGCCCTCTGACATGGCAATGGCCACGGCCTGCTTCGGGTTCGTTACCTTCGGACCCTTCTTGCTGCCGCTGCGCAGCTTGCCTTTCTTGTACTCCGACATGACGGTACGAACCTTACGCTTCCCCTTGGGGTTCTTTACTCCCTTGCGGGACTGTGCCCTGGAGGCCGCCATTAACCTAGATGCCTGCCTTGGCGGCAAGCGCCCTATCGACCTTTTCCTCAAGGCGGTCGAACCGCTCCAGAATCCGGCCAAGGCTCGCCTCGACTTCCGGCTTGGTGACATAGGTCTTGGCAACCTCTTCCCTGGTACTGGAAATCTGCTGCCGGATATCAACAATCGATTGAGACATACCGCGCACCCACCAAAAGAACGAACCGGCTATCCCGGTCAGAACAATATTCCAGATCAGAGCAGACTGTTCCGGCATACCAAATCCCCTCAACAAGAATTTACCGGTCAATCGTAATATTTAACCGCCCTGATCATTATCTCATATGCGTCTCCACTGGCTTCGGTACCCAGAGTTGACAGAAGGATGTCCCCATTGGGGTTTGTCCCGTACATCTTTATTCCGCCCACACTGCTGAAGTCCTGATATGTCCAGCCGGGATTCAAATTAAGTGCGACGACATCCGTATCTGCATCGTACCAAAGCTGGACGCCGTCAAAGCCATAGACCTGCCCCCAGATTTCTTGAATACGAACCTCATTACAGGAATTGCCGCGTGCATCCGTAGCAAGAGCGGAGACATCAATCTTCGTGACCTTTGCCTCGCCGGTGCTATCGGAAAGGTTGGTAAGCTGAACAACCAGTTGCCGCTCACCATCTTCAATTGTGGTTGTGCTTACCGCATCAGCCATGAGAATCTCCTATAAAGAAAGAGGGGGGCGAGATGCCCCCCGCCCTCATTTAGAACCAGCCTTCACCTTCCCGGCCAAAACCAGCGCCTTGTAGGCAGCGCTCCCTTCGGGGGGAAGTTCTTCTTTCTTAGAAGGCTTCTTTGCTGAAGCAGCAGAACCCTTTTTAGGTGCAGCCATGGATCACCTATACCTGATCGCTGTACTGAACCATGCCATCGGTCTGCCTCTGAGCCGCCGTGAAGAGATAATCACAGTCAACCTTGTTGGCAGCGGCTTCACCAGCAACCGCAGCAACCCACGTCGTAAGCTGCGAAGTGGGAATGTTGTCCGTGGTCGTGACCTTCAGGACGCGGTCAACATAGAACTCGACCTTGCCCGTTCCGGTTACCACGAAGCCCAGACGGCGATCATTGGAAATGGTGCCACCAGAAACAGAACCGTCCGCCAAATCAACGCCCGTATCCGTCTTGGTCTCGGTTCCTCCACTATCACAGACCGCATAAATATCCGCCGCTTCATCCACAACCAAAAATCCAATTTGGTTATTGGTTCCAAAAGGAACGCCTGTGGCTAAAGTACCATTCTCACAAAGACCGACGAAGATATCCATCTGATCCGCATCTGTCGAAACAATGCGGGTCTCAAAGTACAGCTTCTTGCTGGCCTCCGCCTGCCATATCTCGTTACCTTGCAGGGATGCTCCAGTATTGTCCGAACCTGTCCCGGCAATCTCATACCAACCGCCAACAGCATCAGCAAGAATAGCGCCCGTGCCGCTGGTAAGCTGCGAATAAGTCCAGTCGTTCGTGCCATCAACGGCAATGCCGGTGAAGTCATCGAACTGCACAACATAATCAGGGTTCAGTTGCATCGGCAAGTTCTTGAACCAAGTGCCGCTGCCTACGGTGCGGCCCTCACCGCTGTACATCATCGGGCCGGAGAAACGTGTCGTTCCCATAAAACTACCTCCTTACGAAAGGATTTGCCCTAGTGTCTTCGTAAGCGTCCGCTGGGCCGGTCGCTAGGGCTGATTTCTCCCAGGAAAACGGGAGGGGCACACCGCACCCCTCCCGGTAACATTACGCGCCAGGAGAACTAAAGATTCCCAGCGGATCACTGACACCAAACGAATACCGCTCGCGAGCCTTGTAGCGCACGTTACCCGTATTGAAGTCACCGTCCATGGATGTGGTCATGGCAGCACGCTCAAAGTGCTTCATGCCATTCGGCACATCGGTGATGATGAACCAAGCATTCGTGTCGGTCAGGTAATGGTTAACCTTATAACCTTCAGGAATGGTGCCATTGTGCTTAATGGCATTGATGTCGTTATCAGCCGTCGATGGACGCAACTCGCTGTCCAGAATACGGCTTGCCACAAACATCAAGTCCGGTGGAACAATAATCCGACGCGGACGTGCCGCAATCAGAAGGCCCCGTTGGTCCGTCCATTTGGCAATCTGAATAACCGCAGACTCCAAAGAAGTCTCATTCAGATCAGTGGCCGTTGACGGGGTATTGGAATTGGTCCCGCCGGAAGCCAGTGGATGCGCGGTATTGAATAGCGTTACACCGTCGCCAGACTGATAGCTGCCGCCTGATTGCCCGTTATTGAGCGGGAAGGCAGCCTTGGTCTGCTTGGTGTAGGCCATCGCACGGGCGAGTGCCTTGGTATAGCGGGCACTGAGGCTGTCATAGAGGTTATCCTCCATGGCTTCCTCGGTGATCGCAAATCCCATTGCAATCGTTTCGTGGTTATACCTCGCGGTGAAAGTTTCCTGCGCATTGTCATACGAAATGGCCGAACCCTCGTTCTTGACGGGAGCAGCATCGAAACCGGCCAGCGCAACCTCTTCTTCAAAAGATCGGTCGGAAGATTCCGTTTCGTAGATTTCTGCATCTTCGCCTTCGTACTTAGCGTACTCCAGGCCGAACAACGCATTGATCCCCGGCAGGAGTTCTTTAAGCATTTGCGCTCTTGAAATAGCCATAGCTTAACTCCTCCTATATACCGGTTGAATCTTGTAGCTGATGTGCAGCACAAGAGTCGCCCGTGGCATCGCCGGGACCGTTGAACTTACAAAGAACGTCCGTGTAAGTATCACCAACCGTCGAGGTCGGACCATCAACAAAGCCGAGAATCTTAACCGGCAAGGTCTTTGTCGCAGCAATGGTGTTGCCATCAATGGCGTTTTTGGACGTTCCAATTGAGGTTGACCCAGCAGTCTGAACCACCGCCACATTGTTCCCCAAGCCGGTTTGGGCAATCGCCTCATCACCTTGCGCCTGGAAAACGATATTCGGATCGTCCACCACATAAGCCTTGATGTCTGTGGCCGAAGTACTGGCCGTCCACATCTGGGCATAAGTGGGCTGGTTTGTGCCGGGGTCAGTGTAACTGCACCCGACAAAAATCCCCACGGGAGTCATCGTCGTCGTGCCGGTGTCTTTCTCGACAGTACCGGCAGCTACGATTTTGACGACATCCCCGTAGAAGATACTGGTTCCGTAACTATTGGTGACCTTATATTGCCGTGTGGCACCAGAAAA